CTATGCGACACTTCCATAATGGTTGCGGGCAGTTCTTTATTTCAAAGTCCAGCCTTTATGTGATTTTCTTTCTCCTCGTAGTACACTACCTAAGTGCGTATTACTCAGATTATTATCTCTAGCAAATTCTCTAATATTACTAATTGAATATTCTAATCCTTCTGGTGATAAAATTATAGGTATTTCCACCTTATGGGTACGTAGGTTTTGTCTATTAATATACCTATGTTTCTGATAAGACTTCATTCTACTATATAGTATTGGATACCTATCCTTTAACCAGATGTGTGATTTTCCTGAATGTATATCTTTAATGGTACTAATAGACACATTATGTCTCTCACCTAGTACTTTAAATGATATAAAAGAACTTCTTGAACATAATTCCCTAAAAATTTTTAGAATTTGGAGTTTTGAATACTTAGAGTAATTACTATATGGCCCATACCCTACTTGACCTGCTTCAACTATATTTAATCCTTTTGCTATTGAATTAAACTCTTTGGTCCAATAAACTTCTAAATCGTTGAGAGTATCTAAAGTAGTTAGTTCTATTATCTCTAAGTTAGGTTCCCCATATGAATCATATGTATTCTGTACTTTATAATTCGTATGAGTATTATTACGCATTTTTCTTAAATGCTCTTTAAATCTTTCTTTTATATTTTGAGATTGACCTATGTATACTAAGTCTTGCTCTTGCCAGTATAAAGCATAAATCCCTGCTAACATACCATATACCTCTAACTAGGTTAATATTGAAGACTATCTACTGAGTTAGCAGTAGCAGGGCCGCTAAGCCTTTTCGCCTTAACTCTAGCGGGCAGTGGACTCGAACCACGTCTCTAGGTTATGAGCCTAGCGGATTGCCAATTACCCTATCCCCGCGAAATTATAGTTAATAGCTTAGAACATGCGAATCAGGAACTGGCCTACGGCCGATTTATTTACCTTAAATTGAAGTATCTGATTCTATCACTAAAGCTATTAAGTATAAGGACTCTTGCGAATCCGAACACTGGGCCTGTAGACTCCGGTTACGTATCGTCCGGAAACTGAAGAAGGGTAGTGCCTCCAGTTCGTTTACTCATTTCTACTACCAATATCTAGTTTAAGCAAAAACTAGCAAACCTTTTCATACTCTCGTATGAAATCTAATGTGGCTTCAGAGAATCCTGTAATGGTTTCCCATTTTCCAGAGTTAATGCCATTCCGATACGAGCCTACATTTAGAATGTAGTTCTTTTCTGAAAGAAGAGGAGCCTTACTTGGGTTATCCTCACTACGGGCTGAGCAATCTTGTTCATCTGTGAAAACGATTACACGATCAAACTTACCTTTATAGTCTTGCTCAATAAACTTTATACACTGGGTAAGAAATATACCTCCGCCGCCAAGCTTAGTACGTACTGCACCGCTGGTAAGGTACTCCCCTAGAGCAAACCCATGTAGTGGAGGAATGCGCATAGTTGCATGTGTGCCCTTAGAGTCATTACCAGCAGTAGCATATATTACAACATCTTCACATACTTCTCTTGCAAGAATTGTAAGTGCCTTAGCTGCGTCTATACGACTAAGCTCGGATTTAGCGGAAATCATCCCATTCATTGAGCCAGAAATATCAACTACCAGTAATGTACGCCCAGGTAGTTTCTCAACTACGCCTAGAGAGCGCATCATCATATCCTCTAGCATATCAGAGAATTGTGGTATAATACGCCATGCTGCTATATAGCGGAAAGGTAGAACCTTCGATACGTCTAAGGTTTTTGCATACTCGCGTATTTCTGATTCAGGAATACCTGCTTCAGTCATATTACGAAGATTACGAAGGAAAGCTAGGGCACCTAACTTGTTTTCTGCCATTAGTCGGGTAAAGGTCTCTTTCTTGTTAGCCCCTGCAGATAGGTTAGTTTCCCAAGTATCTGGAGTCTTTAAACCTTTATTAGCTAGTTTCTTGAATAGTTCATCTTTTCCCTTAGGATTAGCGTGAACTAGGAACATTACATCCCGTAGAGATACAGCAGCAGAGTTTTTATCCCACTTAGCTAGTTGGTACTCGTTGAACTTACCAAAAGCGTTAGCTAGACCTTTCTTAACTTGGTTAGAAATAGGAGTCTTCCCATCCTTCCAGTAGATTGCTAGAAATTCTGCGATTTCATCTGCACGTTGAATAGTGTCAGTAAGAACATTAGCCTTTAGCGTACCATTGCGGGCAAGTTCACGCAATAGAAATAAAGGTGTATGACGTAGTTTAAAATCTTCTCTAGCACGAAGTGCTAGGTTTTGCACAGCGCTAGGGTCTGCTCTTTTTACAAGTTCTTGTAGACGTACTGTATTAGCTACGCCATCTTCATAGAACTCATCTTCCCAAAGCATATTAGCAAGTACAGAATGTACCAGTTGTGCTTCAACAGAACTGCGAGACACTTTAGCCCCACCATGTGTAAATTCAGGTGTTTTATCTTTTATATTTGTTTTCATTTTATAGGTTCCTAGAACAAGCGATACAGTATTTTTGGTTTTCACAGTGTTGAAAGAAGTAACTGTATCTATCACTAAGGATAAATAGTACCCACACTCTCTCGCTCTGACAGACTGGATACTGTTCCTAGTGGTGGAAAATCTTGTGACACCCTTAACTATAAATATTGGATTTATGCCCAATTTAGGTTAGTTTACACACGGGTGTTATGCACTGTTTTGTGTTTTTTCACTATTTAATATTATACAGGACTCGATAAAGAAAATCAAGTCTGAAAATTTTTAACCTAAGAACAATCTAAATAGTTTCCGTGCTCTACCAGTTGAGCTACTTTGGTCTAGACCAAAGAGTGGACTCGAACCACCAACCCAGTCATTAAAAGGGAAGTAACTATTTATACACTATAGGTATTCTGGCAGCCCGTGTAGGAGTCGAACCTACGACGACGGAATCAAAATCCGTTGTTTTTCCGTTAAACTAACAGGCAACTGTTATGGTAGACTCTGTTGGTTTCGATCCAACCTCTCAACCTCTTCAGGGATGCGCTTTCACCAGATTAGCTTAAAGTCCGTTATTTGGTCCTCGGTACAGGTAACGATCCTGTGTCTTTCGATTATCAGTCGAATGCCCTACCTTTGTGCTAACCGAGGTTATGTCCAGTACTCTAGCTTTCCCATAGACTCGCACATTGGCTCATACTCTTGGTCTGCTAGATACTTTTTTAATTCGTTTTTATTATAGCGACGTATCGGTCTAGTATTAGTTAGATTACGAAACCAAGAAGGGCCAGGTTCCTTAAAATTATGTACTTCCCCATCACTATGGTATTTTGCTATACGCTTCTTACCTTCCTTGGAATCTCTCCTGTAGTAGACTATGTAATAATCTTCTGTAGTCCAACACCATCCGGGTAAGTATTTTACTTTTTCTACCTGAGAAAAGTCTATTTCAGAATAAGCTACATAAGACTCACGTAATATGTAGTCCCATGTGCTAAACATCTCACGGTAGCGTGTTTTTCTATAAGTTCTTGACATATTATGCTCCTTTGTTAAGTTCACAATCGCATAACTATCTCCTTTACTTGGTGCCTTCGGCGAGCCTCGAACTCGCTCCTTACCCGTACCAAGGGCATATACCACCAGCTAATACTTCGAAGGCTTGTTCTTGGTGGATTCAGTCGGGATTGAACCGACGACCTATCGCTTAAGAGGCGAGTATTCTACCACTGAATTATGAATCCATATACACTAATTTGGTAGACGCGATGGGAATCGAACCCACTTATACGAGAGTGAAGGTCTCGTGACCCGCCATTAGTCGTCGCGTCCATAAATCTACATTAGAGAATCTTCCTTGTAGGGTTTTGATAATGGGATTTGCCCACTACCTCACCTATTCTCAGGACGAACTGAGCTGGGTTTTATACGGAACCTTTTCGCCTGTTCCATTTTATACCCTCTTTTATAACAAGAAAAATTCTCTAATGCAGGTTCTGTACAAAGTAATTCGCATTAGGCGATTAGCCTATACTTACTAAAATTATTTGATAAGGGGCGTTTCCGTTAGACCCGCAATTATAACCCCGACAGGGTAAACCTCAGTTAGTCTCACCCACCAACATTTCTCTCTAGAAAATACTACGTTGGCATGTATCAAAACTTGGTGGACCGTGAGAGGGTCGAACTCTCGACTTCTGCGTGCAAGGCAGATGTGTTCCCAACTATACCAACAGCCCAAATTGTTATTAATCGCGGAATGATTACCCATTAACTTTCCTTACCTATAGGAACAATTTTCCACCCTTTATACTGGGAAATTCTACCTTTTAATAGATTTCCTTAGTATTTTCTATTTAAATTATATTTTAATGCAAAATCTTTAATTTGAGTTACTAAATACACATCTCCTATGGGAGAAACTACCTTACTATATATAGAGGTTCTATTAGAGAAACCTACTCTCAGGGACTTTCTATCTACCATTCTATTATAATGTAAAGGATACCTATCTTTTAACCATAAATGTGCTGTTCCATTAGCAATATTATTTATAGTGCTAGTACTTACCTTGGTTTTTTCTTTTATATCTTTGTAAGATAGATAAGGATTACTTAAATATCTTAATACTTTTATTATTTGTAGTTCAGAATATTTGGAGTTATTACTTTTATAGCCATAACCAACTTGACCTGCCTCAATTATATTGAGGCCTTTGTCTATAGAATTGAACTCTTTAGTCCAATAAATTTCTAAGTAATTAAGGTTATTTATAGTAGATATTTCAATTATTTCCAGTACCGGTTTACCATATAAATTAAAAGCATCTTGTACCTTATAATTTGTATGAGAACTATACTGCATCTTTCTTAAATGCTCTTTAAAGCGTTTTTCTATATTTTGGGATTGACCTATATAAATCAGGTCTTGCTCTTCCCAATAAAGAGCGTAAATTCCTATTGTCATATTACTTCCTTGAAAAGTAAAAGCCTAGTTATTATTCAAGGTAATAACAGGGGAGCTACCCTCTTCGGCTATATTTTATTTTTATAAATGATTATCCGCAGCAAATGAAGCAGCTAGTGCAAATGGTTTAACTTTAGCATCAATTCCACAAACGCCCTTGATAAAGCCAATTGCTTGTTTATACGCACAGTTAGAACCAAACTTTTCATCTGGATTAATATCCAGGTGAATTTCTACTTCTCTGTTCTCTAAAAAGGTTTTAAGGTTTTCGTAGGTTTCGGAAGTTTTATATACTTCTGCCATCATTCTATTGATTGGCTTACCCATCTTAGAATCGTAGTCCCTTTCGGTAGATTCTAGGATAAATACCTTACATCCATGCTTTGATTCTTTATGAATTACAACTGCGGTGGCAAATCTAGCATACCATACATTATCTTTACGGAAACGCTTAGAGTCAGTACCAATGTATACCTTACATTGTGCAGTTGTATTCTTTTCGATGTACTCTCTAATATCTGCTAGTTTTCCCATTATTATTCCTTGGTCTCCCGTGTAGGTCTCGAACCTACCTTATTCCTCGCCCCAAACGAGGTACCATTCCATCTAGGCGAACGGGAGATTAAATCCAGTTAAAGTATTCCTTCATTGCTTCTGCATCAACAGAGGCATCTTTTCTAAATTGTTCTTTTCCTACTTTATCGTAGTGAGTATCCGCATTTTTAGCTAGGACTGATATATCTAAATCGTTTTTTAGGAAACGCATTAAGTATGCACCGATAATATCGTCTCTAGTATATGCTTTGGCCATTTTCTCTCACTTAAAATAATATTATACAGTATATAACTCATTAAATCAAGTTTAAATTTTTGAAATAGGATAATATAGGCTGATTACACTATAATTATCTTATACCCCTTCCTCACCCTAGGGAAGCCTATTTCAAAACTTGGTCGGGGCGGAGAGACTCGAACTCTCAAACCGAAGCGTTTGGGCTTAAACCAAATGTGTTTACCAATTTCACCACACCCCGTTTATTCTATAGTATATTTATTACTCTTTTTAAGATTCTCTTCTAAAGTTAAATATTGTAGGTTACTATCAACGTGAAGTCCACTAACTAACTCTCCCTTTAATGGGATTATATGATCTACTTGTAATCCGTCTGGGCAGTTAGCATATACTTCTTTTATTTTATCTCTATCTGCCCATTTAACCGTTCTATAAGAACGTTCTGCTCTATACTCTGCATTTCTTGCAAGAATATCATAATAATGTTTTTCCTGTGAACGCTTGTGAGCTTCTTGTACATTATCTTTTTTATAATTTATTGCATTTTGCAGACTTCTACAAGAGGAGCAACTATTATGTCTACCTGTTGAACTATGGTTATCTATACCAAAGTTACTATACTGTAGGTATTTATTACAGTGTGGACATTTCTTATATGCTATACTATTTAATAGCTTAAAAGCCCATGTTTCATTACCGCCATTTATTTTTCCAAATATTGGGACAAATACTTTTTGAACTGCATTATTTGTTGCTTTATATCCTATATTAAGATACTCGCAAGCTTTAGGTAGAGAATTACATACTAATATTGCTAGTATTAGATCTCCTAGTATAATGGTAGGGCTATTTTTATATTTTGAACCTATACTAGTATCATATTCCCAATTAAAATGGTCTAGTATTAATACGGTTAATTCTTCTTCTGTCATTTATGTACCCTTAAATTTTCATTATGTTAATATTATAACATAAGGGCACACAAAAGTCAATAACAAAAATTTTTATGGTGGGTAGTCTCGGACTCGAACCGAGAGGCTGTTCGTTCTAAGCGAACAAGGTATACCAATTCCCTTCAACTACCCATATTAGTTAGAATATTACTAGGAACTACCTATAAAGAGGCTTCGTTACCCTCTAAATAATACTCTAACTAATACG